CCTTATTGCCGTAGAATGAGTGTTGGAAAGCCTGCTTTTACGTTTACGCAGTACCCCTATGAGTCGCGCAGTATTACACCTGATGCACAGCTTGAAGTTACGCTGTTTAATAGAGACTTAACCAGAGATGAACTGCTCAGTGAGTTTCAGCGGTTTATGGTTGGGTGCGGCTATCACTTTGATATCAATGAATATATAACGGTGGTGAGCGATGATTAAGGGCATTGATGACTGGATAACTTTGGGCGCTGCTGTTATAGCGGTAATAGCAATTATTGTGGACTATATGTTATGAATGAAGATATTAAAGAAGCCATTAAAGAGGTCAATGCCAGCGTGGACAGACTGCTAAAAGGTCAACGAGTGCAGAGGACAAAAGATTGGTTTATAAGTCAGGCAAGTAAGCCTGTGAACAATGGGCTTGTCATTTTCTTGACTTTGCTTATAATAATTATCGACTAGGGTTTCCCTCCTTACCCCTTGAAGCAGGTCTACCGCACCTGTAGTCACAACGCGGTGCCATATCTTTAGTGATATATCACCCATGCTAAATCATCATTTCTAATCATATCTGATAGCTTTTAAAATGCTCGCAAATTCACTAATCAGAGATTTGCAAGATGCTGTATATGATAGGTTTTATCCTCTTTGCCCTTTTTCTAGTGGCACAACAAGATTTATAGATGACATTGACCCTTTCTGTTAATACCTTTACAATAAGGACAAACTAACAGCCCTTTCTTGGGGGTGATGTATGCACCTAAATGTAGTAGAGCGTATTTTAATTTGTCAAGAAAACAATTGGCAAGACCTTTTGTGTTCAATCGACGAAATTATTCAAAGCCTTGGGGATAACCCATCCGCCTATAAAGCTATAGTTGCAGAATTAGGGTTTTGGTGTGATGAAGTTGATTATCGTTATATCAAACATAAAGAATCTGAAGCACTTAATGAAAGTGAATTAATCCCCCTCCACCCATTAATGACTGCTGGAGATACCTTCGGCACTGAGGTCTAATGCTATCCATTGAATATTTATCCACTGACCTGTTAATTCCCTACGTTAATAATTCTCGAACTCATAGTGAGAAACAAGTTAAACAGGTTGCAGCCAGCATTAAAGAGTTTGGGTTTACTAACCCTATCTTGGTTGATGATGGTGGTGGCGTTATAGCGGGTCACGGAAGGCTTCTCGCTGCGCAAATGCTTGGACTGGATGAAGTGCCTACCATTACCTTAGAAGGGCTTACAGAGGCGCAGAGGAAGGCTTACGTTATTGCTGATAATCAGCTTGCTTTAAATAGCGGGTGGGATGAAGAATCATTGAAGATAGAGCTGGATAGGTTATCTGAACTAGAGTTTGACACTGACTTGCTAGGGTTTGATTTAGATGATTTAAAGTCTTTATTCGATGAAGATGAAGTGGACCTTGAAAAAGAGCTTGATGATTTAGGTGATGTCAAAGAGATGTATCAAATTATTGTCGATTGTCACGACTCTATAGGTCAAAGCGTTCTGCTTGAAAAGCTTACTGAAGAGGGCTACGAATGCAAAGTATTAATCTTGTAAATAAACACACTGTCGAAAAGACAGCACGAGTTATGCAGATTCAGGGAATGATGGACTACGTTTCACCTGAAACTGAGCACAAAATTAATATTAATAACGTAGATATAGACTTTGATTGGTCTATAGGTCTTATTGTGGGGGCTTCAGGTAGTGGCAAGTCTACTATCGCTAATAACATTTTTAAAGATTCAGTGTTTGAGCCTGAATGGGGAACTAAACCTTTAGTTGATGAGTTTCCTAAGAATATAGGTATTAAAGATATAACTGGCGCACTGACTAAGGTAGGTTTAGGCTCTGTCCCAGCTTGGTTAAGGCCGTATCATACGCTTTCAAATGGCGAAAAGTTTAGAGCGGATATGGCAAGAGCTTTATTAAGTGACAATGAGGTAGTCACTATTGATGAATTTACTTCAGTGGTTGACCGAACTGTAGCTCAAGTAGCAAGTAACTCCATTCAGAAATCCTTCAGAAAGCAAGACAAGAAGCTGATAGCTGTATCTTGTCATTATGATATTATGGACTGGTTACAGCCTGACTGGGTTATTGACTTACAAGACTCTACTTTCAGGAGGCGTCTTCGGCAAAGCCGACCTAGCTTCAACATTGAAATTAGAAAGGGAACAAAGAAAGACTGGGAATCTCTTAAGCACCATCACTATATGAGTGGTAACCTTCATGCAGCTGCTAGAATTGTTTGTGCTTACCATGAAGATAGATTAGTAGGATTTGCATCTTATTTACACTTCCCGCACCCAAAAGCTAAGAATATTAAGATGGGTCACAGAACAGTAGTCATTCCTGACTATCAAGGTTTAGGCTTAGGCTTGATGATGGATAATTATATTGGGGCTTTTTTGAAAGAAGAAGGCTTTAGATATAGGAACGTGACAACCCACCCTGCCATGATACGCGCTTACCAGCAGTCTGATGAATGGGCATTAACTAGGGTAGGGACACAAACAAGAAATGTCGGTAAGTCTGGCATACACAAATCGGCTAAAGCGTTAGCTAAACGTAGAGAGCTATCTAGTCGCGCAACTGCGGCTTTTGAATATAAGGGGTCAAAGTGAACAAGAATTTCGTATCAGCTAAAATCCATGGCATTTGTGTCACTGACAAATCAGTAGACTACAATGGCTCTGTCTCTATCTGTGCTGACTTAATGGCTCAGGCAGGCATTCAAAACCATGAAAAGGTTCAAATCGTAAACCTTAATAATGGTAATCGTTGGGAGACTTATGCTTTAGAGGCTGATAAGGGTGCCTTCACACTGAATGGTGGTGGCGCTAGGTTAGGTGAGCATGGGGATGTTTGTGTTGTAATTTGTTATTCCATGATGGAGACTTTCGAGCCTTTTGATGTTGTGTTTACAAATAGCGATAATATCGTCACGTCCAAGATGAACTATGCGAATACTTGAGATAGGTAAATATGTTTCTGTTGCCTATGCAGGTATGTTATTAGCAGAGCAAGGTCACACTGTTATAAAGATGCAGGCTAACTATGAGCCGGTGTTGGATTTAAAGAAAGGTAATGAGTTGCTGTCTTGGTTAAACGATGGCAAGGAAGTTTATCCCAATACTGGCGTTGCAGTTCGTGATTTAGTAGCCACTCATAGTATAGATACAGTGATTTCAAATGTTCCTACAATTGCTCCTGATGATTGTGGTGATGCCCGACTTATTAAGATTAAACCTACAGGCCGAGAAAAGGGCTTTGATATATTTGCACAAGCACAAATATTCTCTGAATTAGGTTTTAAAGCTCCTTTCTTTATTGGGGACACTGTTGCAGGGCTGTTTGCAGCTTTTCTTGCTACATCTACAGATAGAAAGTATTCGGTTGTAGGTCAAGGTGAAGCATTACAGAAAATAATTGAAGGTGAATTGTTAGTGACTAAACCTGTTGGCGGGTGGGACAAAACCTTATATGAGATGAACGACTTTTCTGCTCGTGTTGAGTATAGGGGTAAAGTGTTAGAACAACCTAAGTGGTCAAGGCAAGATAAACTAAATAACTTGAACCATATTTCTGGGCGCATTTCTTTCGAAGATATAAATAATGGGTAGACCTAAGACTGAATTAACACCTATACAAGTAAAAGAGCTTGAGACTTTGGCTGCTGTATTAAACCAAAAGCATATAGCTGACTACTTTGGCATTCCAGATAGGACTTTAAGGGCTATTATGGAGCGTGATGAAGAAGTTTCTGCCGCCTATAAAAAAGGACAGGCTAAAGCTATCGTTTCTGTTGCAGGCTCTTTATTAAACAGTGCTAAAGAGGGTAACACTACAGCACAAATATTCTACCTTAAGACGCAAGCAGGGTGGAAAGAACAAGAAGCTGAACCGCAAGAGATTCCTGCAATTAATATAGTGGTGGATGGTCGTGCAATTAACTCTACCCCAGAGTGAGATATTTGTTTGCCCTAGTCGTTTTGTGTCTGTTGTTGCAGGTCGAAGATTCGGCAAGACATTCCTTTCCACTGGGAAGATACTTGAGCAGGCAGTTAAAGCCGATAATCGTAACGTCTGGTATGTAGCTCCGACCTATGGAGCTGCCAAAGAGATTGCTTGGGATATGCTATTGCAGACAATCCCTATGGAGTATATCGCTAAGACTAATGAAAGCAGCCTAACTTTAAAGTTGATTAATAACTCTACAATATCTTTAAAGGGTGCAGAGAAACCTAACAACCTGCGCGGACGAGCTTTGGACTTTGTTGTCCTTGACGAGTTTGCAGATATGCGACCAGAGGCTTGGTATGAAGTATTAAGGCCATCTCTATCAGATAGACAAGGCGGTGCGATGTTTATTGGAACCCCTAAAGGTCGTAATCATTTTTATGATGTATGGACTAAAGGTGCTGATGGTGACCCTGATTGGCAAAGCTTTCAATATACAACATTAGAAGGCGGCAATGTTCCCGAAATTGAAATAACTCAGGCAATGTCTGACCTTGATGAGCGAACCTTTAATCAAGAATACAATGCTAAGTTTGTTAATTATAGTGGCATTATCTACTATGGATTCAATAGGGAAGAATCAATTGAGCGTGTCAATAGTATTGATGACACGATACATATAGGAATGGACTTCAACTTAGACCCTATGAGTGCAGTGGTTTGTCTAAGGCATGGTCAACAATTATTAGCAATAGATGAAATAGTAATCTGGGGTAGTAACACAGATGAGATGGTGCAAGAAATCAAAAAGCGGTATCCTCACAAACGTGTTATTATTTACCCCGACCCTGCATCAAGGCAAAATAGAACAAGTGCTGGTGGTCGTACAGATTTAAGCATACTCCAGAACGCAGGTTTTGAAGTGCACGCTAAACCCAGACACGCACTGGTTAGAGATAGAATAAACGCGGTCAATTCCAGACTATTATCTGTTAATGGTAAACGGAATTTGTTGATAGACCCCAAATGTAAACAAACGATTAAAAGCTTAGAGCGTCAGACCTACAAAGAAGGAACAAGCATTCCTAACAAAGATGGTTATGACCATATGAACGATGCGCTTGGTTATCTGGTTGAATATATGTTCCCAGTAAGAACTGAGTACCAAAGGCAACAGCCACAAAGGTGGAGTTAATGAGTAAAAATTTAGAATATACGCACCCAGAATATGACAACAATAAGTATCGTTGGGAGTTCTACCTGCGCAGTTATATGGGTGGTGAAGACTATCGTGATGGTTCCTACCTGACGCGTTACATCAATGAGGATAAAGATGAGTACAATCGACGACTCGACCTGACCCCAATGGACAACCACAGTAAGAATATTATTCACATCTACAGCAGCTTCCTATGGCGACAACCACCAGTGCGCAGCTTTAACAGTGCCGCTGGCAACTATGCCCTTGAACCATTTATGAAAGACGCTGACCTTGATGGGCGCAGCTTCAATGCGTTTATGCGAGAGGCTAACATCTGGGCGAGCGTATACGGTAACGTCTGGATTATGGTGGACAAGCCAGCATCTAACGCCCGCACCAAGGCCGAAGAGCTGGGGCAGGATATACGCCCATATGTGAATATG